TAGCAGAACAGTTCTTTAGTTCTGTTTATCCCACTATTTCTTCTGGTAAAACAACTAAGGTGATTATAGTTTCAACACCACACGGTATGAATATGTTCTATAAAATGTGGGTAGATGCAGAAGAACAGAGAAATAGTTATGTTCCCATTGAGGTACATTGGTCTGAGGTTCCTGGCCGAGATGCGGCTTGGAAAAAAGAGACTATCCAAAATACTTCTGAATCACAATTTAACACAGAGTTTGAATGTGAGTTTTTGGGTTCTATTGATACACTCATCACCCCATCTAAGCTTCGGCAACTTACATATAGAGAACCGATACAAAAGAATGCTGGGCTGGATATACATGAACATCCAAAAGAAAAACACACATATTTTCTATCAGCAGATGTTTCTAGAGGAACATCTAACGATTATTCAGCGTTTACGGTGATTGATGTCTCTGAAATGCCATATAGGATAGTTGCGAAGTATAGAGATAACGAGATAAAACCACTTATATTTCCTAGTAAGATTTACGATGTGGCTCGTGCGTATAATCAATCGTATGTCTTAATAGAGGTTAATGACATAGGAGAACAGGTAGCTAATACTCTACAGTTCGATCTGGAGTATGACAACCTTATCATGTCTTCTATGCGAGGCCGTGCAGGCCAAGTCCTGGGCGGAGGTTTCTCAGGCGGCAGAGCTCAGCTTGGAGTAAGAACCACCAAGGCTGTCAAGAAGGTAGGTTGTTCGAACTTAAAACAAATGATTGAGGACAATAAACTTATTGTGGAAGATTATGATTTAATAAATGAATTATCTACGTTTATCGTGAAAGGGCAGTCTTTCGAAGCAGATGAAGGGTGTAACGACGATCTTGTTGCTTGTCTATTTACTTTTGCGTGGGCTACAGATCAAACCTATTTTAAAGAATTGACGAATGTTGACATGAGAAAAACCATGATGTTGGAACAACAAGAGGCATTAGAACAGGATATGGCACCATTTGGTTTTGTAGTTAATGGTTTAGAGGATGAAAATATAGGTGAAATGGTTGATGAATACGGTACTCGTTGGTCGCCTGTGGTACGAGATTATGGGTCTAATTGGTAATAATGTTTGAAAAATTTCCTGAATTTATTACAGATGATCCTCGCTATCTTGACCCTGGCAGAGGACAAGATGTGACATTTGAGATGATGGAGGCTCGGCATAAGACTATGCTTCCTAAAGAGGTGTGTGAAGGAAATAGCATCCTAGACCTTGGCAGTTGCATAAGTGCTAGTGGTGCTTGGGCATTAGAGAGTGGTGCTTTATTTTATACAGGAGTGGAAATTTCTGATGACAACTATGACTCTGCTTATTTTAATATGAGGGAATATTTTCCGGCCGGGCCGTGGAATCTACATAGGAAATCAATTTCAGAATGGTTTGGAGGCCAAAAAGACATCTACACTCCTTTTGATGTTGTATTGGCTGCTGGTATCTTGTATTCACAAGAAGATCAAATATCCTTCTTGACTAAATGTGCAGAAATATCCAAGAAATATTTGATATTTGAAACTATTGGTACTCACCCTATTGATGATGATCAGTATCCAATATCTATTTATAGACAAGTAAATAGAATGGGTGACGGTAAATTGATTAATATAAGATGCAGCAATGAACCATTTATTAGTATGGTATTAAATCCTTTGGGGTTTTCTTTAGAGGACAGTCGGCCGACATGGCATGGTAATACTGTGCGATTTGTTGCAAGGTATGCTAAAGATTATGCTAAAGATAGTTAGAACCACACAAATATAAAAGGTAAAATATATAAAGGCCAAGCAACATACATTGAAGTTAGAGATGTAGTTATTGGATTGGTATTTGTTATTTTTGCTGCTGCAAAAGATGCGATTGCAACAGGTGGTGTCAACATAGACAATACACTAAAGTATAATACAAACATATGGGCCCATATTTCTGTAAATCCTGCTTCAATAAGGGACGGTGCTGTAATGATTGCAACTATAACATATGCAGCACCTGTCGGCATACCCATACCCAAGATTATACACAAGACTGAGGTTAATAGTAACAATATTATAGAATTTCCGCTAGCAAGTTGAAATAGAAAATTAGTTATAAGGTATATTAAACCAGTTTGTTCCATAATACCGATCATTAAACCTATACCAGCACCTAAAAGAATAAGACCATGCATGGTATCTGCTATTTTGAGCATTGTTGATTTCAATGCAGGCCATTGTATTTTTTCTTTTGTAAATTCCCCTTCAATATTTCCTTTTGGAGCTTTAATCAACAGTAACAAGTAGAAAATTATTGCTGGAAGGGTTGCATAGTATACAACATCCCAATAGGATATTTGTAGGAGTTCTGCCATAAGGAAAGCAGCTGCTCCCATAATTGGAGGTAAGAGTTGTCCACCAGTAGATGCAACAGATTCATATGCTGCAGCAAGTCTTTTGGGGTATCCACATTTTATCATAAGAGGTATTGTTATTTGGCCTGTACTCATGACGTTTGCAACAGCTGATCCACTTATACTACCAAATACAGCAGAGGATAATATTGCAACTCTTGCTGGGGATTTTATATATCTTAGAATATATTGAATAATTATATTCACAAGCCCAGTATTAATAATGACTATACCTATGGTAACGAATATAAAAACTATATTTGTTATAATGTTCATCACCATGCCCATCATTGCGGTATTGTCTATAACAATAAATGCTAGAATGTCAAGATATTTTTGTCCTGTACTATTATAAAACAGTGGTAATAGTAGAAAAGCAGTTAATAGTCCTGTAAAGGATTTTCCATTAGTTTTAATATTACCAAGAATTACAAATAAACATAGAGGAAATGTTAGACTATACATTAACAGTTTTTCGTAATTTGCGATTTCTTCAAGATATGGATAGCAAATGGCTCCAGCAATACTACAGAGAAGTAGAGGTATCCAGAATTTTGGAAATGCAATTGCTAGAGAAGCTATGATGAATAAAATGTATTTTTGCTCATCATACAGAGGAACGCCGACGTACTGTTGCAAGTCGGCAATTCCTAGAAGTAATGCTAAAGTTAGAAAATACTTAGCGTAGTTTGAGCTTGTCATATGCTTTTAGAGCGCCAGGGTGAACAGGAACACCAAATCCTTTGCCTTTAAACATAAGTTTCTCATTAAAACCACGGGTCATACCACTAGCTTTGCGGTAGTCATCAGCGTGTTTATGAAGCCCTAACACAAAGCGTTCCACAACATGGTCTGGGACATGTTTACCAGCAAATACTGTGTAAGGATAAGCAAGAACTTTTACTGGACTTTTAATTTCAGGCCATTTCTTAGTAGGGTTTACTGTCGCAAGATAGTATCCAACCCAATCAGAACCGAAAGAATCCTTGAAAGTAATCTGATCGTAAGTAATTAATTTAATGCCACCACTTGCTGCATGTGCTAGATGCCACTTTTTAACAAATCCTGCTCCAATTACAGAGAATGCCCAATCTAGTTGGCCATTAGAAAATTTCTTGATCATTTGACCAGTTGAAGTAATAGGTACAGGGGTTTGATCCCCCATTGTTAGACCACCATTTTTTAATGTATCTCTAAAGAGATAGTGAAACATAGAAGTTTTTGGAGCCAGAGCTGTTCTCCCTTCTTTTAGGTCAGATATGGAATCTGCTTTGGAATCTGCTGGAACAGCAATGGCCACCATAAAGGTCTGAATTTCTGCTACAAATCTGATATTTTTATGAGCCTTTTTTGAAGCATTTGTACCGTGATAACCCCAAGTAAGATTTGCTGGATTTCCTATACCAAAAGCTACTTCTTCATTATGAATTCGCTCAAGATATCTTTGAGTACTTCTATGAGGAAGGGGAACTATATTAACTCCAGCTTTGTTTAAAACTTTGTTAAGTATGATACCTATCTGGTAATTTGCTCCACCTTTGGTGGTTCCAAGAGTGGCTGCGTTTACTGATGTTGTGAAAAAGACAGTTACCAGAGTGGCAACTGCTAGAAAATGTTTTAACATAATATCTCCTTTGTTCAAATTCACTATAACTATATATATTCCCTAAATCAATTCAATTAAATCATTATCTAGTTTGATCCAACAATTTGTGCAGAGTATAGTAGATTTAGCCATGAGATGAAAAATTTCTTGTCTGCTATCATTATTGGTTCCTACTCTTTTTGTTATCTTTCGAATTTCAGCATCATGCGGGTAAAATTTAAGACACACAGTTTCACTTTCGCCGCAATGAACACAAGACTTATCATTGAGCCATTCGTTAAGCAACACAATTCGTTTGCGGTAATTGCGTCTGGCTACCTTCTTTATAGTGTCTTTATATTTTTCGTAGTGTGCATTTCCCATGTTAATATTTATATGTTATAAAGCATCTAAAAATGTGAGTTAAGAAGGTTGAAATTATAAATATCTTTGAACAACAACTCTTTAGCTAAGGGAGTAAAAAAATGGGATTTTTAGTTTCTCCTGGCGTACAGGTAAAAGAAATTGATCTTACGAATGTTGTTCCTGCCGTTGCAACATCTATCGGTGCAATTGCAGGACCATTCCAAAAAGGGCCCGTATCCGAAGTTACCACAATAGGTTCTGAAGAAGACCTATTGCGTATTTTCGGTAAGCCTAACAACTCAAACTTTGAGTGGTGGTTTACTGCTGCAAACTTCTTGCAGTATACTAACTCTCTTAGGGTTGTAAGGGCTGAATCGGGTGTTTTAAACGCATGTTCTGAAACAGGCCTTCTGGTTAAAAGTTTAGACCATTATGAAGGAAGTTACAAGGACGGTCAAGGAAGTGTGGGGCCTTGGGCCGCAAAAACCGCTGGAACTTGGGGCAATGCGTTAGAGGTTTCAATTTGTGCTACTTCTACAGCCTACGAACAAAATATTACGACAACCAACCTAGTAAACGGTGCTGGTTCTGCTAGTGACACAACAGTTACCGTTGATGACGTTGACGATTCTACTTACGGTATTAATGTTGGTGATATCGTTTCGTTCTTCACAGATAGTGGTTTTGGTACATATGCAACCAACCATATTGGTATTGAATACGAAGTTACCGCAAGGTCTACTTCATCTGATACCATCACAATTCGTAAATTAGACGATCCAAATGGTGCAGGCCTTGCCGGCACGTTAGCCGACAATTCTTATATTCGCCGGCGTTGGAAATACTACGATTTGTTTGACGGTCCTCCAGGCACAACTGCTTGGTC